TCCGTATGTTGCCAGAAGCCGCAGCCCCAATACCCGCCCCCACCAAAAACCCCACGACAGCACCGATGGGGCCAAAGAACATCGAGCCGAGAATGGCCCCGCCCCCAGAGGTAACAACAACGGTGCATATGGCAGATGTTGCGTCCGTTTTGGGCGTATAGATAAACTGATCGTTTAGTATCATAATATAATCCGTCCTGGTTCTTGCTCAATCGTGTGGTGGCACGTCTCGCACAACTTGCCCGGCAGCACGTCCAGCTCGGTCAAGTCGTCGTCAAAGATATTACCGATGATCTGCTTCCCAAAGGCGTCAATGCAGCATGTCGAAACGTCGCCGTTCCACATTACGAACGCCTGCCCTATGCCCACCCAGGGACAAGGCCCCGCATCGTAGTCAGGCTCGAACCAATCGACCTGGCCCGCCCAATTATTCGGATTGGTGGCGAAGTCCATTGAGAGTTGCCCCTCAATTCCTACCGCCTTAAATATGCGGATCGTCTTGGCGAGCGAGTGCGCGTTGTGGCCGGTGATGTCAATCTGGCTGATGCCTGCGTTTTTCAGGTCGCGGGCCAGCTCAGGCCCCATCGTGTTGCCGTTCGTGTTCGTGTGGAGCACCTGCTCAAACCGGCAATGGTTCCGGGCATAGGCCACCATCTCGACCATGAGCGGGTTGAGGGTCGGCTCGCCCACTCCGAATAGGTTCAGCTCGCGCTGTGTCCCCGCCCGGGTGAACTTCTTGACCCATTCGATCGCCGCTATAAAAGTTTCCATGGTCATCAGGCCGACTGGCCGGTGCGCATGCTGGATCGGGGCCGGACAGTATATACAGCGGTTATCGCACAGGGCCGAAAGCTCGATTGAGTTTATGGTGGTTATTTTCATGCGGCGCATTCCTTTTCGATCAGCCCTTGCGGTATCTTTTGGTGGCAGGTATCGCAAAGGGAATAGGGTTTAACCTCTCGCTCTAACACGTCGTCATCCCAAACCGAGGTATATACCCCGTGCAGGTCAAAGTCGTAGCAGCAGGGCGAAATGAAGCCCTCTGAGCTGATATAACCTCGCCCCTCGATTAGCGGGTCACAATCAAGGCTCGGTAGGTGTTTAACCTGGTCCTCGATTGGCAACTGCCCCGCCCAATTGTGGCTTGCGGTGATCGGGCCGGGATTGACTACGACTTTGATTTTATCGGTCAGTGGCCGAAGCATGTCCAGCGCCCGCCGTGAGTGGTATGGGCTATGGATACTTAAATGCAGTTGGTCAAGCCCGGCGTCAATCAGTTTTTTGGTAATGTCCAAGGTCAGCGCCTTGCCGTTCGTGCAAAACATGACCACGCGGTCGCCCATGATTTTCTTGACCCTGGCGACACGTTCCACCAAGTCCGGGTCTAATAGGCTTTCCCCGTTTCCGTTCAGGTTCACCTCGGCCTGCGTTCCACGTGAAACAAGCCGATTGAGAACGACCAGGGACCGCTCAAACGCACCGTTGCACATAATCCCAGGCTTGCGGCGCGACGATACCCGGAGCTGGCTCTGTATGCAATAGCGACAATTCATATCGCATCGCGAGGAAAGCTCAATCGTCGTTATGGTTTGCAGGGTTTTGGTCATGCGGCCTGTCCTTTTTCATAATTCATATTTTCTGCCCCACCGCTTACTTCAACCCAATCCGGGTCCATATTTTCAAAAAGCCATTTATGGCCACAGGCGGCGCATTCGAATCCATCTGGTTCGTATGCAGTCAAATCATCCGCATCTGGCAAACATATGACATTCAGGGCCTTACACTTGGGACAACTTTCTTTAGCTCTATATTCAATCATGGTGGCTTGCTCCATTAGCTAAATTCCTTTTGTGGCTGGATGGCTGGCAGCTTGCTCTGCTTTCCGTCCCAAGGGTCAACGGCTGTTATCGGCACGAGGATGGACCGGCACTGGAAGTGATTCGGCGGCGCACTCGATCCCCAATCCCGGCGGATTCTACCGTCCAGGGCTTCGCATATTTCGCTTGTCCGGTCGTCCAGGATCGCCGAATACTCGAACGCCTGAATAAACCCTTCAAGCTGCGGGCTTTCAAAGACAGCCTGCCGTGCCGCGTTAATTGCGGTTGCGTTCGTGGTCCGGGCGATGTTCTCCATCCGGGCCGGGACGTTTATCCGCCTGCCCCCGGCGTCAACCCTGGGCAGGGCCGCGACTAAGGCGGTATCCTGCTCGATGGCGTCAATGACCTGCTTTAGGCTCTTATCATATTTGATGCCGTTGGCGAGGACGGCGCTCACAGCCTTGTTAACGTCATCCTCAAGTATCCCGGCAATCTTCATGGACTGGCTGGATACGAAGCGGTCGGCGCGGCCAATGTCGGTCCCTGGTCGAATCACTTTAACCGCAAATTTAACTGCAAACTTCTTAGGGATGGCCGGTAAGTCCTGGGCGGCCTGTTCCTCGCCCATGCCGAATGTGGCCGTGGTCTGCTTGCGCACGAACGCCCGGATCTGCTTCACCAGGTTAGGCGGAACCTTGACCTTTTCGGTCGCGGTAGGTGCAAGTCTGCCCATATTCTTGTTACCGACCAAGGCGCGGGTTTGTTCAAGGACCGAGCTTTTAACCTTGGCCATTATGTCGGCCAGCCCCTCGGCAAAGGCGGCATCTTCGCTGGTAAAGGTCTTGTCAAGCTTCGGGACGTTCACCCGGCGCAGCCATGGCTTTTCGGCAAGCTCGACCCTGGCCCGCATCTGGTGGTCAATGTCTTTTATGCCGTCAATCCATTCGGTAAGCCGCGCCTCGATCTCTTCCTCGGTCGCGGGCTCTTCGGGCAGGTCTGTATCGTCCGGCGGTTCGGGCGTCTCCGGCTCTTCTGGTTCGGCCTTTTCGGGGTAGCCCATAAGGCGGCGGGTGTGGGCCTCGTCGGAATCTGATTTTGTAACCGCGCCCTTGCTGACAAGGTCAGACCAGGTTTTCACGGTCTCGTTTTTTTGGTCCTCGCCCATCGGCTCAAATGTGAATTTGGGATATTCGGTCGTGTTAAAATTCCACCAGGCGAGCTGGGCGAATAGCTGCTCATTTAGTGTGTCCTCAAGCCGGGCCGCGATGCTTGCCAGTATCCAGAGGAAAGCCTTTAGCTGGGTTTCGCTTTGGGCGAAGCTCCCCGTGGCCCCCTGCTGGGAAAGCCCGAGCAGGTTGGGCACCAGGATCGACTTGGCGATGGCCTTGTCATACTGCGCGATGGCCTTGTCAAAGGCCTGGTTATCTCGGAGGGCGTTCATCTCGACCTCAACGTCGTCAGGCACCATCATCCCGGCGCGGGCCGAGATATTGTTAAGAAAGCCTTTGATTGCGTTTTTCCACTTGGGGTCCATTTTGTTGGGCACCTTGACAATAAGCATGCCGGAGCTGAACCGCTCAAGGAATATGCTCTGGAATTTGAGCACTACGTCTTTATACCAGAATGACCGATACGCGGCCCGGAGATCTGACTCGCCGTAATGCGGGTCCTCATCCGGCTGGTGGACAAAGTGGATAAACTTTTCAGGGGGCAGGGCGATCCCGGTGCCGCCGATGGTCTGCCGTAATTCGTTTATGTTCCCGAACTCGTCAACCGTGATCCCGCCGTCGAAGGTGTCCCACGGCCTGAGCTTGATATTGCCAACGCCCCACCATGTGCGGCCATCCCATTGGATCGGCTTCCAAATCTTTTCCGAAAAGCTGTATCCCTGGATCATGGCTGACAGTATGCCGACCATCACGTCGGTAAAGTTGTTTTTCATGGTGTCAAGATTGTAGGTGAAAAAGTCGGCGATGCGCTGCTGCTCTTCGTCGGGCTGGCCGTCGTCGTCCGTGGGCACGTCAAAATACCACTTGCGGGAGATGACCGAGGCTTGTTTAAACCTCAATACCGGCTTGACCTGGTCGTCGGTCATCATCTTTTCATAGACATATTTCCCCTTGGTGACCTTCAGGAGGTCCGGGTCATACTTGGGGATTTTCCCGACAAGGCCAGAGGTTAGCAGGTTATCGTGTGCAACCTCACCCTCGGTGGGCGCACCAATGCCTACCGGGTCTGTTTTGGCCGGGGCTTCGGCTTCCTTGAACCATAATCGCGGATTTAAATTCATATCAAACTTGGAGCCTCGCTGGATTCGGTTGCGCCCAGGTCCATGAAGTCGTCTGGGTCGCCAAAGTTGCCGATATTGTGGCGCGTCCTTTGCCACTTGAGGAACATTGAAAGCATGTCCGCCTGGTCTTTGGTATTTGAAAAAGGGAAGTGCTGGATCTCGGTTTCAAAATCAAACAGCCATGGGGCGGTCTCGGGCAGGACACAGTATCCACGCTCGATGGTCGGGGATTCAGCCGCCAGCCTTGTTACCTTGTCGCCTTCCGGCTCGAATGACACCATGGGTATAGGTGTGCCCTCTCCCATTTCAAGAGGCTCCTGGAGCAGGCTTTGCCCGGTTGACTTGTCCTCGATCACTACCGCGTTAGGATTGAATTTGGCGGCAAGCTGCTGGACCTTTTTTCGGCCCTCGGGGTAGGTCATGCGCTCCCGGAAAACGTGGATTAAATAGGCGTGAGTGTAAGTCAAGAGCCATGTCCCGCATACCCAAGGATCGTGCAGCAGCTCATTGGCCTTCTGGGCCGTATCCCAGACCTGGACGATGGAAACAATATCGTTACCCTCTGGTTGGATGATGTATCGCCCAAACCAGTCGAGCTTGACCATGCCGCCGCCACGGGCCGAAGGGTTTTGGCCAAGTTGCGCAGCCGATGCGTATGTGCCAAGCTCTTTTTCAAGGGCTTTAATCACGTATTCTGGAAACCGTTCGGGCCACAACAATTCGCCTTCCTCTTTGCGCGGATCTTCCCACCCTATCTCGGTAAAGCATTTGCGCTCGCCTTCATATCGGGTGGGGAGGATTAATTGAGTCCACCCGTCAAACTCGTCTTTAATCATGCCGGATATATCATGCGCATGGCCGCGCTGCTGGATCACGATCCTTGCGCTTTGGCCCTTGCGGAAGTCGTCACGCCTGGAGGCGGCAACCTCACGGAACCATCTATTGTCACCCTCGCGCACTACGTCCGAGTCCAGCTTGTCAATGTTGTTGGGGTCATCATAAAAGTTTAAATCTCCGCCCA